CCTCCAGTGATTTCGACAATGTGACCAAAGGTGAATATGAGTTCGACAACGAGACATTGCGTATGTTCAGTGTCATGTTCGCCCATAAGTTCCGTGACCTGAAGCAGCTGGAAAAGACCTGGATCGGCTCTCTCAACAAGGAAGGATCACAGGCGATCAAATGGTCATTCATTGAATACATTCTGGCGGAAACAGCCAAGAAGCTGCATAACGAGCGTGAGCTACGCCGTATCAATGGCGTGCGCAAGGATCCTGACCTTAACAAGCCGGGACGCGCCATGGAAGCGGCCGACGGGCTGTATGAATGGCTGAGAAAGAAGGTTGACGGTTTCATTGACATTAATAACGGGAAGACCGTTTACCAGATCAAGCCGTTTGTGCTGGGTGAGATCACGGAAGCCAATATCGGTGAGAAACTGTTCCAGGGTACGGGAATGATTCCTGCCGTGTACCGTGACAGCGGGCAGCTGGCCCTGTATCTTCCCAGCTATATGGTAGTATGGTATCACAAGTACAACGAGCTGCACTATGGTGTGAACCAGGATTACAAGGCCAATATGATGTACGTTAAGGAATATCCGGCTGTGAAGCTGATTCCGATTCCGAACGCAGACAATCACCAGCGTATTTTCTGGACGATGGAGGGCAATATCAAATGCTTCGAGCATGTGGCCGGTGAAATGACAAATTTCAGCTTGGAACAACAAGACTGGACGCTTAAGGTATGGTCCTTGTGGAAGGAATCCATCTGGGCGCGTGCGGTAGGTTTCAAATATACGAAAAAAGAGGATATGGACGGCAGCCGCCAGATGATCTTCTGTAACGAGTATGACCGGCCTGCATCTTCCTTCATTGACGGGGAGAAGGACAAAAACCCGAACGTAGCCCTGCATACCAGTGTACAGACCGTGGCCAACACCAGCCTGTTCACCATTACGGATATTGAGAACGCCGAAGTGGGTAAGATTGTCACCATCAAGTGTGGCAGCGAGGACAAGGGGGTAAAGATCACCAAATCCGATAAGTTCAGCTTGATCAGTGCCGACTGGATACCGAAGAAAGGGGACACCATACGTCTGATGAAACGTTCTGACGGGAAATTTATCGAAATCGGACGTGATACGGCAGCTTCCGGTGCATTACAGTTCGCCAACGATGCAACCACTCCATCTTTGGCGGGTGCCACGGTGTTCGTAACGGGAACCAATACCCAAGCGACGGCCATCACGAATTTCACAGATGCGGTGGAAGGTGAGGTGTATACCATTCACGGGGCCGGGAATACGAATGCGTCCACTATCGCTAATAGTGGTAATTTTGTCCTGACTGATGCCATGACGCTCAGCGCCGGCAAATTTATCATGCTGACTTATGCAGGTGGCAAATTCTATGAGGTGGCACGTGGTTAAATTTACGGGCGGAGTAATCCGCCCCTGTTATTCATTTTAAATTGTTATAATTATGGCATACGTTAAAAGAGCAGTGAAGCGCCCGGAAGGTAATCCGGGTAAAGGAATCAACCCGCGCGACATGATGAGTATCATTGATGTGGATGATATTCTGGTGTTCCCGGCACGTGACTCGGCCGGTGTGTTGATGACCGAGAACATACAATTGAAGCCTGGATGTTATTCTACCGACATCTATTTCACTCCCGGTACCGTGGAGGTTACAAGCAATACAGACGGAGATCCTGACGCACTTGGTTTCACCCCTACGGTCAAGGGGAACCATCCGGGAAACAAGCAGGCGGTCCGTGAGTTCAAGACCAACTGGCTCGGTCGGAAATGTATCGTGATAATGAGCTACTGTGACGGTCAGGACAAGGATCTGTTCGGTTCTCCCTGCAATCCCATGCAGATGGGAGTCAATTATACCGGTAACAAGGATGCCAACTCCTCTGAATTCACTTTTACCCAGATCAGTAAAGGGGATGACATCGCCATTTATAAGGGTACTGTTCCTTCGGAAGAACCGGTGGCTAGTGTGAGCGCGTCTGCCACTACCATCCCGTTTACGGCGGAAGGGCAATATCAGCTTCAGGGTGGTGAAGCGGAAATAAATAAAGTGACCGGCGGACGGCATGGTGCAGTGATGACCCTGCTGGGTGTAGCGTCAGGCGTGGCTCCGACAATTGCTCACGGCGGCCAGTTCCTGCTGCGTGGCGGAGAAACCTTCACCGCTAGTCCGGGCAGCCAGATAACCCTTCAGGCTTTTGAATCCGGATCCGGTACATGTACATGGATTGAGCAGAGCCGTTATCAGGCATAAGTCATATTCTTATTTTAGTGGTTTCATTATTTCAGGAAAGCGGGGCTTCGGCTTCGCTTTTTTTATTTCATGCGGAATTTTGCTAAAAATGATTAATAAGCAAAAGATTATTTGAGAGATCCTTGTATAATAAGCAAAAGATTATTATTTTTGAATGTCGATTAAAAACAGCATATAATGAGTAAGGAACAAATTAAAAAGGACCTCACAATGCAATTGGGGGTTGTAAAAATGAAATTGAAACAATTGGTTTTTATTGAGGAACAGACCGGGATCAGGAGAACTGAAGAGATAAACGCCCTTCTTGACCGTCTGAACCTGATAGAGAAAATTCTTAAAGAGATGGAAAATGAGTAATAACAGTGTTCCCCAGCCTATGGGGAACTTAAAAAAATAAAGAGATCATGACACTGAAAGAGGAATTGGACGCTCTACGTCCGTTAATGGGAACAGAGTCCGGGGAGTTTTATTCCCGGGTGAAACATATAGCTGATACTTATACGAGTGAAGGGGACAAAAAGATGATTGCAGATTTCATGGATGAGTGCTTGAATGGGATTAGTGGTGAAATTGCTGGCATGGAGGAGAGAACCATAAAATTACAGCTTCAGAACATATCCGAGATCATATCGTTGTCTTTCATTGCGAAACATTACTTTGGCAAAACGAAAGAATGGCTATATCAGCGTATTAATGGTAATGTGGTCAATGGGAAGCCCTGCCGATTCACTGCCGAGGAGCTGGACAGATTCAATCATGCGCTGAAAGACATTTCTCAAAAAATAGGTTCACTCAGACTTTCTTATTGAAAGCTGTTTTTATTCGACACCAATCCATGCAATTGAAC